CCCGGACATCTCCGACGAGTACCTGATCTCGCCGGGGATGATCCAGACGGGCATCATGACAGACCTGCCAGGGATCCAGAAGGGCCGTTACGGCGCAGACGTATCTCGTATGGGCGAGGACAAGACAGTGGTCTACCGGAACCGCGGCGGCGTGATCCGCTACGTCGATTCCTGGGGCATGACCGATACGATGCGGACGACCGGCAAGTTCAAGCTACTGCTCGACCAGCACCTCGCTATGCAGCGGCCTGACTTCGTAGTTGACATCGTCGGCCTCGGCTCGGGTGTCTACGACCGCCTGCGCGAGCAGGGATACCCGGCCATCGGCTTCAGCGGCGCGGAGCGCGCCTACCGTCCGGACAAGTTCAAGAATCGGCGGGCCGAGGTCTACTGGACATTCCGGAACGATCTGGAGGGTGGTCTGATAGACCTCGATCCCGCCGACCTGGAGCTTCAGTCACAGCTCCAGAACATCAAGTGGTGGGTGGACAGCGGCGGCAGGATTCAGATCGAGTCGAAGGACGACATGCGCGAACGGGGAGTCAAGTCCCCCGACCGCGCAGATGCTTGCGTGTATTCGACTGTTGCCTCGGCTGGGCATATCTACCAGCCGATCCAGTCGGGCAGTATTGCCAGCGACCTTCTCACGATGGAGATGTAATGGCTAGAGTAGCGATTAAGATCTACACGGTTCACGACTGGAACGCTCGCAGGCCGAAGCAGGGGATCCAGACGGTTGGCAGGGCATCGCGGATCATCTTCCACCACACAGCCGGCCATCATCGCGAGATCTCAGGCGCGGGCGAGAGCATTCAGGAGTCGATGCAGTACGCCCGCGACATCCAGAACTTCCACATGGACACGAATGGCTGGACCGACTCCGGGCACAACTTCCTCGTCTGCCGCAACGGCGCGATCCTGCAGGGGCGCTGGCTAACGGTCTCCGCGATCCAGGCCGGTCACATGGTCCTCTCCGCTCACTGCCCCGGCCAGAACGACCAGATCGGGATTGAGCACGAGCATTACGCCGCTGAGCCGATGACGAAGGAGCAGCGCGAAGCCTCTGCGCGGTTGCAGGCCTGGATCGCCTGGAAGTACAACAAGGCGACGGTTCTGCCCGTCGGCCCGCATAGCGCCTACTACGCGACCGCATGTCCGGCGAACCTGAAGAACGAGATCCCGAATATCACTCGGATGGCTCAGCAGATCCTGAAGGGCGGCGTCTGATGGGATACGGACTGATCGGCATCCTCGTCATCATCCTGCTGGTCGTGCTGATCTTCTATTTCGTCAGGAGAGCGTAATGGCGCGTCCGCGTAACACCATCGCGACTACCGGGTCCAAACCGCCCATCAACGAGATCGGGGCCGTCCTGAACGGCAACTTCACTCCGGCGGGGATGGCGCCCTGGACGATGTGGGTGGACATCGAGGAGACGGTGCCGGAGCTGAGATGGCCCAACTCTGTCCGCACCTACTCGACCATGCGGAACGACTCGCAGATCGCCGCGCTCTACCAGGCGACGGTGCTCGCGCTCGGGAAGATGGAGTGGTTGATCGACCCGAACGGCGCGGACGACGCCATGGTGCAGAAGGTCGCTGAGGACTACGGTCTCTCGATCCTCGGTGATACTCAGGACGACCGGCCGGTGGGACGGTTGAAGAAACGGTTCTCCTTCCGCGAGCATCTGCGCAAGGCGTTCAAGGCCGGGATCTTCGGCCACTACTTCTTCGAGCAAGTAGGTTACATCGGCGACGGCACCCAAGGTCGGCCTGACGACGGTCTCTGGCATTTGCGGAAGCTCGCAGAGCGCCCGCCGAGTACCATTGAGCAGTTCAGGGTCGCGGACGATGGCGGGCTGGTCTCCATCATCCAGAACGTCACGACTCCCCGGAACAACTCCTGGCAGCAGCCGCTCCCGGAGATCCCCGTGGATGTACTGGTCGGCTACGTCTGGGATCAGGAGGGCGCGAACTGGGCCGGACGTTCCTGGTTCCGCGAGTGCTACAAGAACTATCTGATCAAGGATCGCCTGCTGCGGATTGATGCTGTGAATCATGAACGCGCGGGCGGTGTTCCTTACATCGAGGCTCACCCCGGGGCTACGCAGGACGAGATCCGTTCCCTCAATCAGATGGCGCAGAGCTTCCGCGTTGGCGATACCGCCGGTGGGGCAGTCCCGGCCGGGGCGAAGTTCAACATTGCTCGTGGTCTGCAAAGCTCGGTGATCGACTCGGTGATCTATCACGACGAAGCGATGGCCCGGAAGTTCATGCTGATGATCATGCAGCTTGGACAGACCAAGTCTGGATCCCGCGCGCTCGGAGCTACCTTCGTAGACTTCTGGGCTGCAGGGATGGAGGCAATCGCCTGGTGGTTCTGCGACACCTTCAATGAACATGTGATCGAGGACGACATCGACTGGAACTGGGGTGAGGACGCATCTCCAGTTCCTCTCTTGACGTTCGACTTCGATCCCGAGTTGATAACGCAAGAGTTGATCTCGCTCATCACCGCCGGAGCTGTCGTGGTAGATGATGAGCTGGAGGCGGCGATTCGTAAGGAGATGGGACTGCCGCCCGCTCAGTTCCATCACGAGGATCCGAACAAAATACGCCAGGACGCTCTCGATGCTGCAGCTAAGCAGGACGCGCAGAGTCAGCCTCCCGGCAAGAGTGCGCCGCCGTCGGCGGGTAAGCCGCAGCCCACAGGTAAGGCGCAATGACGGCGGCGACCAAACACCGCGGCTCCCTCCCGGCGGGAGGTCGTCGCCGTCCCTTCAACAAGGAGGTAGGTAGTGGCAAAGGATAGGATCGACACAGCCAACCCGAAGTTCAGGGGTGCGTTCAGCGGCCAGCAGGGTGTCGCTTCCGGGATGAACGTCGGCGGTCTGACCGACGCCCAGGTTCGCATCAACGCCTGGGGGCAGGGCAAGATGCTCCACGACCAGCTCGCCAAGGACAAGAGCGCGAGTAACCCGGTCCCGTGAGGTTCAAGCTACTACGCGATCCGCGTCTACTCAGGGCATCTGGACCAGAGATCAGCGTCCCCTACCAGGGCGACGACGGTCTCTGGAGGATCGACAACGTTCCGATCTGCGAGACCGGGATCGAGTATCGGCTTGGCACCGGGCCGCACACGTTCACCGAGGCCGAGCTAGCGGACGCAGTCAAGGCCGCGTCGGGGAGCGACGTGGCGATCAACTCTCCCCGGATCAAGCTCGGCCACACGTCGAAGGCCAACGAGCTGTTCCTTGGCGAGGACGAGCCTGCTTTCGGCCGAGTCGAGAACATGCGACTCAGCGACAACAAGCAGACAATCGTTGGCAACTACGTCGGGACGCCCGAGTGGTTGACGAAGATTTTGCCAGTCGCGTATCCCAGCCGCTCCGTTGACGCGCAGCTCGATGTCGAGACCGTCACTGGCAAGCGGTACGGGATGATCGTCACCGACGTGTCTCTTCTCGGAGTGCGCTGGCCAGGATGTACGACGCTGGAGGATCTACCGCTTTGGTACGGCGGCGAGACTCCGGAGCACGTAGAGGTGGACAAGATCGCAGCCTCGCTCGACGTGATCGCGATCCGTCGCAAGTTCTACCAGGAGGGTCCAGGCAAGGCCAACGACTCCTCTTGGATCCGGGGAGAGCGGTACGACACCGACGAAGGTTACAACCTCATCGTAGACGAGGGGAACGGCGAGATCAGCCGCGTCCCCGTCAAGGTCGATGGGGAGGTCGTTGAATTCGGGGATGCGGTGCTCGTCACCGAGGAGTACCCCGACAAGGTGGCGGCGGCTTCGGCTGTCCTCGCCGGGATGAAGATGGCGGATCCGGCCATGATCATCCATGCAACCCGGGCAGAAACAACGCCCGACAACTCAACCCAGGAAGGAGAGGCTATGGACGAAGAACTGCGTCTCAGCCTCGCCGCCCGTCTGGGTCTGCCCGCGGACGCGACAGAAGAGCAGATTCGCACGGAGCTGGCAAAGCCGGTGGAGACACCGCCGCCGCCACCGCCAGGTGACGACGACGAAGGTGAGGGCGAGGGCGATGGCGAGCCGGAAGGCGAATCAACCGTCACGCTCGACCGCGAGACCTTCGAGCAGCTGAAGACCGGCGCTGCGCTCGCCGCCTCGCATGAGCAGGAGCGAGTCGGCAATCGCATCACCGAGACCGTCGAAGCGGCAGTCATGGACGGACGGATCCCGCCCGCGCGCCGCGAGCACTGGGGGAAGGCTCTCAAGGCCGACTTCGAAGGGACCAAGACCGTTCTCGACGGTCTGGAGAAGGGCACAGTGCCTGTCACCATCCGTGGCAATTCCGGCGCGGGCGACGGCGAGGGCAGCGGGGACGAAGGACAGGTGACGGGCCTGCCCGAGGACTGGTTCCCGGAGATCAAGACCATCCGTGCTCAGGCAGCAACTGACCGGCGGGTCGTCAACGCGAAGGAGGGCTGATACGTGGCGAACGATCTCTACCCCTACTATCGCCCTGGTGACGATGTCACCTGTTTCGCAGTAGGTGCCGTGACGGGCAAGCGTTGCGTTCAGATCGCAGCTGCTCTGCTCGCAACGGAGAAGGGCGAGGGTCTCGCCACGACGGCCGGTGGAGGCACGTACCGCGTCTCGATCCCGTCGGCCGCAGGTGCGAACGGCGGCGCTCTCAAGATGATCTTCGGCGTTGCCAAGTACGACGCCGCGATCAACAAGCTCGTGGGAGTCGCTCGCGAAGGGATCGTCCCGATCACGACAAGCGTGGCGGTCACTGCCGGGGCATCCGTCGAGGTCAAGGCCGATGGAACCATCGGTCCAGTCACGACCGGCGTGGCCATCGGCTACGCCTGCGATGATGCCGGAATCGGAGCCGACTGTCCTGTCGCGCTCCTGATCAGCTGAGAGGAGGTAGACATGAAAAACAGAGTCATCCTGGACAGGGATATCGTCTGGGTCCCGGGGCAGCCCGGAATCATCCGGGCGCGTGAAGCCATCGAGGCTTCGACATTCCAGAGTCCAATCGCGCATCCTCTCGGCCCGCCGACAGTCAGCGGTACGACGATGACCGTCGATCTGGCGCTCAACGCGCCGACGCGAGTAACACGAACACTGATGGACCTCACGCTTCAGAGGTTCTTCGCTGATCGTGTCTTCACGTCGGCGGGAGGCGTCAGCGGTGGCGCAGTGGTGTACGACGAGCTACTGGCCAACGATCTCTACTCCGACCGCGACATCCGCCGGGTCGCTCCGGGTGACGAGTTCCCGCTCATCACCAGCTCGCGGCGCGCACCGAAGGTTGCCGAGGTCGAGAAGTGGGGCGCCAAGTTCTTCACGACCATCGAGGCTCGCGACCGGAACGACATCGCGGTCTTCACGAGGAACATCCGGATGATGGCGAACACCATCGTGCGGAAGATGAACCAGCGGGCCGTCGAGGTTCTGGAGGCAGCAGTCCAGGCCTCCCCGAACCGCCTCGTCACCGGCGTCAACTGGAGCACCGTCGTCACGGCGGGCTCCACGGCCAGCAACTCGAACCTCTGGCCTGGGTACGACTTCTCTCGTGCGCAGGCGCAGGCAGAGACCGAGGAACTGGGGATCGTGTACGACCTGTGGATCCTCAATCCGCAGGAGTACCTCCAGCTCGCCCGGATCTACGGGCCATTCCTCAACGACTTGCTCTCGTCGTTGGGCCTGTCGATCTTCGTCACGAACCGCGTACCGGCCGGCAACGCCTACGTCGTACAGTCTGGCCAGGTCGGCCAGATGCGCGTCGAACAGCCGTTGCAGACCACGCAATGGTACGAGCAGGAGACCGAGCGTTTCTGGACGCAGAGCAGCGTCCGTCCGCTCATGTTCTGCGACAACCGGTTCGCCGTCCTGAAGTTCACCAACCTCGCCGGGTAAGGAGGGAACATGGCACAGGAACTGCATGGCGCCGACCCCACCGCTACGGCTGGGGAGGACTATGAGGTGCCGGAGGAGTACGCAGGTCAGGGTGACACTCGTGTCATCCGTGCACTCCGGTTCCTCTACACGGTCTCTCGCGAGGACGCCTCCGGGATGATCGTGGTCGAGCCTCAGGAGGCTCTGGAAGGAGAGAAGGTCACCCTCGAACAGATCGGTCTCATCGCCCAGATGAAGGGCGAGGAATCTCATTCGTTCTACACGGACGATGAGCGGGAGCGGATCGAGTCGGGTGGCAACCCGGACGAGCCGGCAACACTCCCGTCCGGCGACGTCAGCTCGCTCGGTGAGTACGAGCTGGCGGAGTACATCAAGGGCGACAACCCGAACGGCAAGGAGCTGACGGTGAACGAGACCGTCGCACTGGCGCAGGGCGACAAGGACTTCGCCCATCGTCTGCTCCAGGCCGAGAACATCGCAACTGATGGTGAGCCTCGCAAGGGCGTCGAGGCAGGGCTCACGTCGATCATCGAATCGGAGTAGGTCATGGCTGAACTCAAAGCCTTGACGTACGTCAATGTTCCGTTCCTGGACGGTGGGGCGGGACGTAGCTACAAGCCGGGTGACATGATTCCCGATACCGATTTTGCGGAGTCGGTCGAGCTGGGAACATCAGCCATCGGGGAAGACGATTGGGATGGCAAGGAGTCAGCCGAGTCGATGATTGCGAAGTTGATCGACGGCGGCGCGCTCTCGGAGGATCCCGACGCCGAACTGCACCCGGCTCACCGTCCTGTTGAACCCGGCACTCCTACAGTTGCGGGACTCGTCGAGCAGGCGAAGTTCCTCGTGGCTGAGATGGAGGAGGCCGGGGAGCCGGTTCCCGATGAGCTTCGCCTAATGGCGGAGTCAAGGGAGCTGGTAGGAACGGACGACGAGGCAGCAGGGGGTGACGCAAGTGCATAACGGAACAACCCTCTGGATCTGCGAGAAGTGGTCGGATGAAGCCGTCAAGTTCGCTCAGCG